AGACCTATGATAACCTGCTGCGTCTTTCATTAAACCTTGGTCATCCAAAAACTTATTAATAAAGTTTTGTGGGGTTGCTTGGTTCTTTTTCAACTCATTGGCGTCTCCCGGAGCAAACGTGAACTTCTTGTCATTAACATTGAACTCAAAACCTTTGAACTCTCCGCCAAAAACCTCGTTCGTCTTTTGGTCAAACCATTGACGTTTACGATTGTTCTCCTCTTCAATTGTCTTTGCCTCTTGGGTATATTGCTTAAAACTTTGATATACCTCTTTCTCTTCATCGGGGATAAATGCCGTTCTTGACTCAAGTGGCATTTTGTATTTCTCCTTCTGAGAATTGAAGTATTTCTTGGCTTCAGCAAGAACTTTCTTTTTTGCGATTTTTGCCTTTTTCACGGTTGACTCATCATCTAACTCTTCGTCAAATCTGTAGTCATCCATCAAAGACTCGATGTCATCACTATCGAGACCCTCCTGCGTAGCAGTCAGGTATTCTTTAAGAAGTTGGTCAGGATTCATTGAATCAAAGTCATTCTTTAATTTGACAAAGTCTTCAAATCCACGACCTGTTTCCTTCTTGTATTTCATATAAGCAGCTACATCTTCAGGTAAAGCCTCGTTGTTTTCACGCTCCGAAACTAAGTCATCCAATGAGTTAATCTGCTTATTATATCTCTTACCAATATATGAAAGAACGTCTTCATCTTTTAGCTCAACCGCTTTTGGTTGAGATTCAGGTTCCGGGTCGGCTGCTGCCGGTTCCGGATTGTTTTCTTGATTTAACGACTCTTCGTGTTTTTCAAGTAACTTTTGCTCTACTTCTTGAACACTCTTCGGTTCAATTATGTCTAATGCTCTAACTTTTAATTCCATTTGATTTGATTTAATTTATACAAACTTATACAAAAATTTTGACATTTTTAACGAGGCTCAAATTCCGCTAAGTCAAACCCATCCAAACTATCCTCGTTTGACTCAAAAGTCATTGGCGGAAGATTGTTCTTTCTTTGATTAATTAACTTAGATTGCTCGGTGTTTTGCTGACTAATTCTTTTAGCTTTTGCGTCCTCTTTCATCTGCTCTCTTGCAGTTAAGTCACCAACCTCCATACCACGTAATTGCAGGTTATACTGAAACTCCTCACGCATTAACTGAGATTTAAGCATAGCTTCCTGCTCAGATTTTTGAATGTCAAACGCAACCTCTGCTTGTTTAATCTGCATTTTAGATTGAGTTTCCAATTGTATCTTCTGCATAGCTGTCTCTGCTGCCATCTGTTGAGCTTGTAATTGCTGCTGAGCAATCATAGCTTGCTTCTGCATAGCCATCTTCTCCTCACGTTCTTGCGTTTTAACACGCTTCATCTTGAGTAATTGGTTTGCCAATTTAAGATTGCGAATCTCACGGATGTCAATTGCATCCTCAAGATTAATGTCGCCCTTAGATAATGCCATTTGGATATTAGCTTCAAGCTGTGCTTTCTGCTCTTCATCAGGTGAAACCTCAATGAAAATACCAAAGTCATAAATGTAAAGGTCTTTAATATCGTTTAATATAGATACGTTGTACTTTCCAATTTGATTTGCAAACTCTTCTTTAAAGTCAGCATACTGCAAAATGTCAGCAACTCTATATGTCAAAGCCTCAGCTAATGTACGGAATACGTACAATGAACCATCAAGGATGTGTCTTGTAGCTGTATTAGAGTTTAATGCAGCTAATTTCTGTAGACCAACTAATGAGTTAGGGTCAGGATTAGAACCATCTCTTGCTTCGTTAAGACCGGTTACGGACCTAATCATATCAATGTAATGGTTCATATTAGTGATTAACATCTGCGTTTTAGCTGCACCTGAGTTAGATGTCAACTGAGTGATAGGCACTCTTGCATTGTTAAAGTCACCATCTTGAGTAAAGCTACGTCCAATTACACTACCTGTTTGGAAATATAACCTTAATGCATCCTCAGGATTATATGCGTTGCCTGTTCCTAAGTCAATTTCATTTAAGCCATCAGCATCAATAAATACACCATCGGGTACAGTACGAGCAATAACTTGTTGTAGTTTTAAGTGCGTGATTTGAATCAAATCAGCAAATGGTATCATCCTTCTGCACAATGATTCAATAGCACCTTTGTACATACGAGGAGCACAAGCAACGTAGTTAGGTATTGCGTGTTGAGATGCTGACTTAGGGCGAACCATATTCTCAGACATTCTCCATTGCAATAAGATATTGGTACCCATTACCATAATACCTTCATACCACACATCAATTGTTTTCTCAATCTTTTCAAAGTTGCCTTCCTCCATCATTTCAGCAGGAGGATTAAAGGTTTCATCTTTCTCAATCACTCGAGAACCACCACCTTCAAGTCTCTTCTTTTTATAAACAACTTTCTTTGTACTCTTATAATTAAAATACATCAATGTGCAAGTGTCTCTATAAAACATATCGTTCTGATAGAACTGTGCTACGTTATAATAATCGTACCACGCTTGACTATATTGAGTAATTTCTTGTAAGTCTTCTTTAGTTAATGATTGGTCAATCTTCATAAGTTCCGTTAAAGGAACTGTCTTAATTTCTCCCCAATAAAAACAATCTTTAAAGAATGGGTCTTCTGTATAACTGTAAACCATATTAGCCGGGTCTACATATGAAATCTTAACCCCTGTTCCTTGTAAGAACTCGTGCTTTGCAACACTAATACCAATAACAGTTTGGTCGTAATTTAATCTTTTACGAATATCTTCATAATGATTTTCGTCAAATATAGTATTGATAGCTTCTTCTTCTGCTATCTCAATTGCAGGCTTATAATTAAGCTGCATATATAATGATAATTCTTCGTCTGTTTCAGGAAGCTCATCGGGCTCCATCATAAATGTGTCTACCCCTGTCTTCTCTTTAATAGTCATCAAAATATCTTTTGACACCATCTGTGCTTCAACCATATCCTGATACTTACTTCTTTTAGCTTGAGACATTGCATCTTGTGCATATGCTTTAACTTTGAATAGTCTATCAGACATTCCGTTTACAACAATATCAATAAATTTTGGAAGAATAGGAACCGGAGTCCAATCAAGATTTAAGTAAGACAAATCACCATCAATAGCTAACTCATTTTTGTATTTACCAATTGGTTGCTCACCTCTTGCGTAAAGTCTTAATCTACGGAAATCTTGCCATTGACCATAGTATCTACAGTTGTTACCATCTTTTCTAAACCATTCGTATTGAATAGCCTGACCCACTTGCAATCCAAAAGCATTTGTTGCTTTCTCGGCATCAGTCGCTAATTGACTTGGGAATGCTGCGGTGTTTATGTTGATTGTTACATTTTTCATCTAATCAATTGACTTGTTGTTCCTTCGTTTTTATATTTAGCGAAGTTAATAATTAATTTCGATTCTTTTTTCTCCGGTATGTATAGATGCTTCTGATTAGCCATAATGCATAATCCCGAACTAATAGAGGCGTCAAACCTTGTTCTGTCATTAATGTCAAACTTAGCCCAATCCTCAAGTGTTCTTGTAAATGGCATTGTGCCCATTTCTTCAGGGTCTCTATACTTTGCTTCCAAGTCTAATCCAACATACTTCTCAATATAAGATTCAATAGCGGAGGCGTGTGCTTGCTTAACATCTTCAGATGAGTTTGGAATACCTCCTAATTCACGCTCAGTCTTTGTTAATTTAGCCAATTGCTTATCCGGTCTATTAATAGAAAATCCTCTGTATCCTCTATTTTTAATATGGTATAAAAGCCTTGGTTTATTATTCTCCACTAAGATAGGCATTCCGTAGAATATACAAGCCATTAGTACCTCTTCAAAGAATATTTCTGCCGTTTGTGGACGAGCAATGTACTCCAAGAAAAATTGATTGGTTGGTGCGTCATCCATATGAAACTTAGTCATACCGTGTAGTGCACCATTAGAACCACGTCCTCCTACTACAGCAGAGATGTCATAAGAGTCACAACCAAATGAACCAAGATGGTCATTGCCGGGATACTTAATCCCGTTTCGTATGTGCACATTATTTTGCATATGCTTAGGAGGTGCCCAACTTATTAGGAATCTACCTCGTGTATCAGGAGTCCATATAACCTCACTATCCTTAATTCCGTCTTTCCACGAAAATGCTCCACGAGTAAGGTATTGTCCCTTAATCATTGAGTCATTATAATCAATCTGCTGATATAGTTTAGTTAAATTAAATAAGGCTTGCTTACTCTCGTCTCTAAAAGCGTGAGACTCTGTTCTTGGAAACTGACGATAAAATTCGTTTAGTGCATCAGCATCACTATTTAAAGACTCAACCTCCGCTTCCCAATAGTCAATGGCTCCGTTTTTAATCCAATTACCATCAACGCCCATTACAGGCTCTTCAGGTTTGCGGAACACAGGATGACCATATCTGTCAATAAATCCTTCCATATTCCACTCCATCGGAATAAATATGGCATATAGACCACTTTTAGTCTGCCCGTTGGCATTACGAACCTTTACATTTGAGTCCTCATAAATATCTTTATAGTTCTGTCCCCCTTTGCTTAACGCATTGGACGTTGAACCCATCATACACTTGCCAATAATTTTACTACCCAATCGAAGACAGGTTTTAGTTACACGCCAATTCTCTTTGATGTTTACAGGCTTAGTCCACTTTGCAGATTCATCGTGAGCCAAAAAGAGTAGCTTCTCTCCATCATAAGAGTTGTCTTCAGTGTTCTTCCAATCTATTGATGTATCAAGTCCATCGACATCGGTGTCGTCAGTCTCGTACATATTTTTCTTGGTAATCTTTGCTGCCGGAACCCTGTATGCTAACTCAGTCTTTGGCTTGTCCATACCATCCATAATCGGCTTAAAAAAGAATGGAAGGCGGCTGTTAATAGGAACAACCTTATCGGTGAACATCTTCTTAGCATCGGCACCCGTCTTAGATAGGATACCTATACGAGCGTCACGTGCGAGCGTACCTATGTTAACGCACTCTGAGGATGACATAAATGAGAATCCCGAACGTCTAATCTTTAGGTATATCATACCAAATGACCTCGGGTCAGCACGGCAGGCTTCCCAAAATATCCAATAGATTCTATTGGCTTCACGAAAATCAGGGTAGCCAATGTCAATACTTGACCATTGCAAGTACATATAATGAGAGCCGGTTATGTAAGTCTTGACTCCATTGTTCATAAACCAACAACCTTGCTCACGGTAATCAAACTCCTGCTCAATATAATCGACCCAACGGTCTTTAAATTCTTTTGGCTTTTCGTTCCATTGAAATATGGATTGTATTTTGGCTAACTCACGGGGAAGTTCTTGACGTTCCCAATATTGTTCAGCCTTAGTGGAGTGTCTTTGAAGACACTTTTCAGGAGCAATAGGAAGAGCAATAATTAATCCTGCTATCTCTACTATCTGTCCTATTTGTCCGGTCTTTGAAATTACAATAACATCGTATTGGTCGTTATAACCATACAGCCACGACCTCACCCTATTTTTGTTAGAGATAACGGCAGCCGGTATATGATTATCGACTATACGGCATAGACTATTGTTTTGACCTTCTTTCTGCAAATCCTTGTTTTGTATCTGTTTTACTTATTCCTCTGTCTGCGGATTCAAGATTTTCTTTTTCCGCTTCTATTCTACTTAGTATTTCAAACGCATCAAAGATGGCTAACTTTTTAGCTGCTGCTGCGTTTTTCATTTTATCGGCAGACACATCAGTGTCTGACTCCGTATTAATAATATCCTCTTCAGCTACTTTTACAAGATGGTTAACCGCTTTGTATCCGGCTTCAATAATCCTTAGTTTTATTTCTTTAGTGTCTTTCATTATTTAACCTTTAAAAAGATTACTTGAACCAACCTTGCTGTTTCTGCTTCTCCAAAGTTATCAAAAATATTCCTCGAATGTGGAGCTTCTGAGTTAAACGCAATCATACGGTTAAACTTAGAGTACATTGTAATGAGTGGATTCTTATCCTCATCGTAAACAGTTGTACCATCATCCTCGGGAGCCTGTTCGTTTAAGTAAAGCAAGCAGGTAATATCGCCCATCATTTCATCTGTATGTACAAAATTTGGTTCTTCTTGGTTCAATGGTGACTTCCTAACAAAGTTTAATGCTACTTTGAAACCACTAAATAGTTCACAGCAGTATTTGGCAAACTCATCGTTAGCGTCTCTTGGCTGAATATTTTTGAAAGTGTATTCACCGTCTGCCACGTCTTGAAACCCGTGAAAGTGTATATCTGATACATAAGATAATGGGTCTTTAATAATGTTGTCGAATGTGATTAGATTCATAATTTGATTGTTATTTGGTGGTCATACATCCTATATAACTTCTCATCATCTACTGTAAACTCGTATTCGCTATCCGGAGAAAAGCACACCATATCTCCTTGTTTAATGCCACGCTCAATCAAGTACTCATTTGGGTATTTCATTATACCCATAAGCGGCTCCTCTGAGAATGGCTTCTTGATATAGCTTTGTGTAGTGGGGATAGGCTTGACAAAACAGAATCTATCATAAGCGTTCCACGTGGAGTCTTGCTTGTACATATAAAATTGTTCCGTCTCAATAAAGAATAGGTCGTCTTTAAAAAAAGACTTTCCACTCTTCTGCCTACCCCGCATATCATTATAAAACTTAA